TTATTGGAACGCCGCCTATATTAAACGACAAATCCTGATGGGCAAAATTACGCCCGTTTATTAATGCTATTCCTGCCATATCTTATAATTTTACTGCATACGCGTTATTAACTACAATATTACGTGCCTTTCCTTTTGGTACAATAGTTACTGTTATTTCTAACTGGCTGGTTTGTAATATATCTTGTGTATTGTCAATTTCCACTTCTTTTGCTGAAACCTCCCCGTCTATTTCCATTATATCCAGTTCACCATCAACAATTGAATGGTATTCATTTATGGAAGCCTGGTCAAGCGTTCCATCTGCATTAAGGTCTATATCACCTACCAGTTTAGGCACTAAAGAAACGTATATATTGCGCTCTGCCTTGTCCATGGTACGGTTATTTTCCCCTGTGGCGTAGTCATCTGACCTTGCAATGGCTGTATAACTGTCATTATAAAATACCCCGCCAACACCTTTAAATGTCCTTAAATATGTATAATGATAATCATTCAACTGGTTACGCAGGGCAACACTTATATCTTTATAAAGGTCACCTGTTGCAAATCCTGCCTCACTAAGTATGTTACCATCTGTAAGGGCGAAACGTTCCGGGTTGGCCGGGCTTTCGTTTACCCTCGCTTTTGCCCAATTGCCTAAAAGGTTTCCTAATGTGCCAACCGAGAAACCTACAATATCAGGTAAATTAATGCTTACTTCTGTAAAATAATCAGTGTCATAAACCTCTTGTCCTATACCAGCTTTTATAGACACATATGTTTTATTAAGCCATTTAACTTTATTCCCGGCCAAATATGACTGTGTCCTTGAATATGCAGTTTGATGATAATTACCATCTTCACCGATATTTACCTGTACCTTTGAACTGGTCAAACTTGTCAGGTTGCTTAATGTGGAAAGCGTTAAACTTGAACAATCCGCATGTAAAACACCAAAAAGGTTTTCATGTTCTGTTCGTGCTGTTACTAATTCAGCCTGGATTTGTGTTATATGGCTGGTTGCTAATGTTGCAGCATTGATAAATACCCCTATTTGGCGTATCTCCCCTTCTGATTCTGCCCGCATATCTGCAATTTCTGATGCGTCAAATGTACCTGTAGGAAATATCCCTGTCCATAATTTCCCATCTGGTTTGATACGAAAAAATTCGCTTATCTGATAATGCATAACAGCAAAAAACGAACCTGCACCGCTCGAAAATTGGGTCATCGTTGCCGCCCCTGTACCTGTTGACGAAAAACTTAGAGTTGCGCTGTTTAACATTTCGCCCATCTCGTCAGGTGCTGTCAATGCTATGTTAGCCGTTGCCCCTGCTGCAACAAATCCATGCTTCGAGGTCAACGCATTAACTGCCGCCCTTAATCCTACAGCTACCGCGTCGGCATCATCTGCGGTTATAACAGTATAACTTCCCAGCAAAACGCCATCTATGTATATACTGTTTACATCGTCCGCCGCCCCGGGGGTTGTTATCAATGCATTTCCACCTGTTGCCACTGTCTCGTCAGAATGATCATCAAGTATTCCTAAATCTTCTGCGTCCTGTATGCTTAACAACGGCTTGATATTATCAGTCAATGTGAAACCATCGGGCAGTGTATCTGTATAAAACATTATCCCTGATACATGGTCAAATGAAGGGTCTCTCCTGCCAAGCCCGTTTGTCCTTATGAATTGTACGTCATTCTGTGGCATAATTATTTATTTTATTTGGCCTTTCGGAATTTGTTGTTTTGGTTTAGCTTCTTCTTTTTTTTCAACCTTTGGCTTTTCGCTTAAATCTTCCCTTTTGACCAGCGTTTCTTTTACTTTGTTCTGTTTACAATGAGCGTTCACGAAACTTTTTGCTTCGGGATAGAATACATTTCCATCATCACAAACATATATAGCTTTGAGGTCTTTGTGTGCCTCAAAGTATTGCTTTGCTATCTCTAATATTTTTGATTTTTCCATGTCATAAATTTTTAAAAGGGGAATTAAATCCCCTTATATTTTTATGTATCCTGAAGTATAGTGACTACCCCGACATTACTACCACGCATTTGCTGTGCATTAAAACGCACTGTTGCGCTGTACAGGTCGCCTTGATATAAAGCATCGTCTTTGTTAAGGTATACTTTCACACTTCCAAGTGCCCGGCATACTTCATCTGCCTGGTATCCTATAATGCCCCATTGATCTGTAGTGGCTGTTGCCGCACCTACTGCTTTTAAAACATCTGAATTATTATACACACATGTATAAGACCGTGGTATAATTTTAAATCCATAAACCTGTGACACCACACCGTTTGCTATATCACCATTTGTCAATCCTTTATTATAATCAAGGTTCAATAAATACTCCTTGTTTGCTTCAACAAAATTCCAATAAACATTATAAGGTACGATGAGATACCGGTTTTGTGAAGATACGTCTTCACCATCCAGTTTTGCTGCTGCATTAGCAATGTCAATTGGTAATAATGGCTGACGTGTGCCGGTAGCACCAGGGGGTGCTATATTTGCAATTGCTGTCCCTGTTGTTTCGACTCCCGCTGTTGCCTGCGCCCAATTATATAAAGCCCTTAATGCAATGCGGTCATTTAATTTTCTCATGTGATGTGCCACTATAGAGGCGGCCTTATCATAAGAAAGTTCTTTCATCTCTTTTTCCGGTAAGCGTATCGCCCCAAGTGAGAATTCTATAAGGTCATAACTTACCTTGTCGTCTGTACGTTCTGTAACAGCGATCGGGTACGAACCACGATCCTCCTCAACATCCGGTAACGTCCCGGCGGTCGGTATTTCTACCGTATGATCATTAACAAATGCATCGTGTGAAAATGCTGTCTTAACAAATTCTGCATTTGCGAATAATTTCTCTTTTATTACTTTCGTAAAAGCTGTTGTTACTACTTGTGCCATTTTTCTTTTTTTTAATCTATTTGTACTGTACTTAATTTAACCCACGCAGTAGCATTCCATATAAATTGGACAAGCCTGGTTTTCCCTGATGGTATAGCATCATATAAACCTGTAATATTTGTTCCATAACGGATTGTATCTGCGCTTGCTGTCCCTTCTGTTGCTTCGATTATAAGCAATTCGCCTTTACTCCATGAATTATCTACTGTTGTAACATTGATAACCATATTGGTATCATTTGTTATAATGTAATAATTCAAACCACGTGTAAGCTCCGCGCTTATGTCCAGCGTGTCATTTGTGCCGCCTGTTATTGCATTAGCAGCCCCAAAAGGCCAGCGTATTTGTGCATTTAACGAAAATGCAAATACACATAACGATATCAATAATATTAACTTTTTCATTCTTCTGATTTTTCTGATTCGTTAAATTGTTTTTCAAGAACTGCGAATATCCTGGGGTTGTCTTTTTTGATAGCTTTAAATGTCGCCTCATCGTTCTTCCATAAATACTCATAATTCATTTGTTCCGGTTTCAAACCGTATTCGGCGGCCAGTTTTATGATTTGATCACCTGCACCTTGTAGCTCAAGGGTAATATCAGGGGATTTCACTTCACGGTTAACTGATTTTTTCATAGTCCTGAATGCTTCGATATCTTTGACGGCAATAGCGGTCAGTGCTTTTTCTGCTTCTTCATCAACTTTGAAATATCCGTCTTTAATAGCGGCTTTCACTTCGCTTTCTGCAAGTTGTTTTTTTGCTTCTGCTTCTTTTGTCTCAAATTCTGAAACTTGCGTTTCAAGTGCTTTGATTTTTTTCTCTGCATCGCTTATCGCTGTGACGTTTTTATTATTTTCGTCCTGCAATTCTTTCAAATCAGCCATTGCTTCACTTTTTTCTGCCTCGATGGCTTCAATTTTATCCAGTATTGCTGCTTCCGATGCTTCGGGGTTCAATTTTAATTTTGCTGCAATTTGTTTCATTTTTTGTAAATTTTGATTATCTAATTCTTGTTCATTATAAAAAGCGGCAATGCGCTGTATTTTTTCCTGTACTGTGCCGTCCAGTTGCAATTTTTTATTATATTTTATTATATTGCTTGCTTTTAAAAATCCTGCGTTCACACATTCTTTAGCAGTATAGAAAGTGTCTTTACTTAATATTTCGGCTATTTCTGCGGTCAATTTACCAGTGTTGTTTTTCGCTATCTTGCTTAACATTCCGGTTATCACTTCCAGCATCCTTTTGTCATCTTCATTCTCCGGTTCTATTAACTCGCCATTTTCACCTACAAACCTGGGGGCGTGTAACATTAACACCGCAAAGTCTGCTGCATGACGGTTTTCCATATTAGCTGAAAGCCATATAAACCCGGCCATGCTCATGGCAAACCCATCATTATATGTATGTACTGGTATTTGTGACTTATAAATAGCTGAAATTATGCGGACCCCGTTGATAACTGAGCCGCCTTCTGAATTTATCCTGAAATTAATACGGTCTGCAAACTTGTTCTTGTTTAATAAAGCCATATCGGCTTCTATATATGTGCCATTGACTTCTGTTCCAATCTCTCCCCCTATATGAAACTCATAAGTCTTTTCGTCTTTCTTTTTTGCACAAACTAACTGCATATTGTGTATTTTTATCAAAAATCAACATAATTAATTTGTGCTTTTTATTGTTGTTAACATTATTTTACTTATTTTTATAATAAATATTAATTCATGGATATTTTAATCCTTACAGATGAATCAGGCGACCTTGACGAAAAAACTTATAATAAAATATTTGTAGCTATTTTAAAACAATTTTTACAACAAGCTGTTGAATCCGAAAATTATGAGCTATGTAAAGAAATAACCGATAAACTCAAAGAATATGAAGAAAGAACAAATTAAAATGATTATGAAATTTAACGATATAATTATACAGTTGACCAGAATAGTATTATTATTAACAGGTTATTGTCCTTATTGTAAACAATATATTAAAGGATGGAAATTTGTTAATAATTTAGATTTTGTAGTAAATTGTAAAAAACTAAATATTAATATATATACTGGTCACAAAAATGATTGTGAATATCCTGATATTAAATTATGAAAAAATGAAAATAAATTAAAC